CCTCGTTGGGAAACTACCTGCTAATGTGTGCAATGATCTATGGATACATGCGCCATCTGGGGATAAATGAATATAGCCTGGCCAACTGTGGAGATGATTGTGTCCTCATAGTTGAACGTAAGCTCCTGAAACGGATACAGGACACGCTACCCAAGTATTTCCTTAATCTGGGATATACGATGAAGGTAGAGGACCCTGTCTCCCACCTGGAGGGAGTTGAGTTTTGCCAGGCACACCCAATACAGTTTCAGGGAGGTTGGAAAATGGTCCGTAATGTCCGGACAGCCATGAGCAAAGATGTACACTGTGTCAACAACATAAGGGATGTGGCCACACGCAAAGCCTGGAGCAATGCACAACACCATGGTGGGCTAGCACTGAGTGCCGGCATACCTGTGGTTGAAAAGTTCTACTCCAGGTTCACACTGTTTGACAGTCCCAAGAAACATCAGAGGATCGATGCAGTTACAAATGTGCATAAATGGCGCGGATCCGGTGGGCATTATGATGTGACCCCCGAGGCTAGGGCGAGCTTTTGGGCTGCTTTTGGCTTAACGGGGGATGAACAATTATCACTGGAGGACCGGTTGGATAGATGGGAGATGGACCTACTAGGGGTAGAGGGTGTGGACTCGCATGAGCCCAGCATCCTCGACTCCGCCGCAGCATGACCAAACTCACAAAGAAGAACGCGATATGGCGATGGTAAGAAGAAACAACAACACGGCAATTGTGCCATGGAATGGAGGCAACAAGCAGCTGGTAGCTGCGGTGACTGCTGGAGTGATTTCCGCCCTACAAGGTGCGGTTAGAGACAACAGTGGGAAGGTGATTAGAGGCGTGGTTAATGCAGGTAAGCGACTCTATGGGGCAGTCAGAGGAAGGGGTAAGAAGAAGCAGCTGATGTTAGCACAAGTGGGGGGAATGAGTGGGGCTATAACTGCCCCAGTTGCTGTGACAAGGCAAGTCAATGGCGTTCAGCCTAAATTCGGCAAGATGGTCGGATCTGTCACAGTTGAGCATAGGGAGTATCTAACACAGGTCAGTAACTCGACAGGATTCACAGTTAATGGTGGTATTATAGGGAACCTTTACCGGGTAAACCCTCTGAATGGATCAGTATTCTCATGGTTACCGGCTTCGGCCACCAACTACGATGAGTACACATTCCATAGCGTAATGCTACACTATATCCCAACTTGTGGAACAACAGAGGTAGGCCGTGTGGCGATGTACTTCGATAAAGAC